CAAGAGAGTGGACTACCTCTTTTAACAGTTACTTGTATGGATAACACTCACTTAATGAACCGAAAGAAAAAGAGTAACACTTTCAAAGACACCACCAGTGCAAAAGTGGTTCAGAAAATCGTGAAAAAATACGGTTTTAAGTGTGTAATTGAAAGTGGATATGACTTTGAGAAGCAAGAGACTATTACACAATCAGACCAGACGGATATTGACTTTATTACTCAGTTAGCAGGTAATGAAGTTTATCCATTTACAGCAAGACTTATAGGTAACACTTTTTATTATGTGAAGAAAGGTCATCTGAAAAATCCTAAAATGACCTTAACTTATTTAAGTTATCCACATGACCTTATCAGTTTTAGTCCGAAGATTAACAAGGAATCTGCTCAAGTTGAAGTTGGTTCTTCTGTGGTTAAGTCCTCTAACAAGAAACTGAGTTCCACAAAGGTTACTTCTACAAGAACGACAGACAGTAAGACAAAGAACACTCCAAGCGGAGGTTCTTCCAGTGGTAAGTCATACACTTATGACCCTAACAAGAAAACATGGAAGTAAGGAGGTGAGATTTAATGGCTCGAAGTGGTTCAATGACCTATGACCCAAGTACAGGTAAGTGGTCTTCCAGTGGTGGAAGTACTTCTTCCTCTAACAGTAGCAGTGGTAACAAACAACCCTCTTCTGGAAGTGGTAATACAAAACCGTCTTCAAGTAGTGGCGGAAACATGACCTCAAGTAACTCCGACCCGAACTCTTCTACAGGTAGTGCGGAGAAGAAATACAACACTATTGAGTACAACATTCTCACAGGTCAGTTAAAGTTTATTGCTACACCAGAGACCATTAAACTCACTGCCGGAGATACTGTAAAGTTAAATGGTTTAGGTAAGTATCTGTCCGGTCTGTATTATGTACAAGATGTAACCAGACAGATAAGTAAAGAGGGGTATTCTCATACAGCCACAGTTATCAAGACAGACTTTGGAAACTCTTTAAAGAAGACTTCTACAAGTACTGTGGATAAGAAAGTTCCAGAGAAGAAAAAAGTTCCAGAGAAGAAAAAGGAGACTCAACCTGCTAAGAAACCTGCTAAGAAACCTACGAAGACTTCACAGCGTATTCATTACCTTAAAGCCGGAGAGTGCTTATGGAGTGTTGCTCAAAAGTATTATGGAAGTGGGGCACAATATCCTAAAATTGCAAATGCAAATAATATCAGTCCATCACAGTATAGGAGACTTCCTATTGGTCTGAAATTGATTATCCCATAAGGAGGTGAAATAGAAATGTCCACAACATATGCAGGATTTTACAAAGGTATTGTCAGTAATACCAATGACCCAGAAAAAAGGGGTAGAATAAAATGTTTGATACCAGATGTTCTTGGTGATAAAATAGAAAGTGCATGGTGTGAACCTTGTGTTCCAGTAGCTTATGACACAGGTGGAGATTTCTGTCTCCCTCAACCGAAAGAAACAATTTGGATTGCCTTTGAAAAAGGAGACCCAAATTTTCCTGTATATTTAGGTAACTGGTGGCAGAAAGAGACCACTCCTTTAGGAAAGAGTTATGGTTCTTCTAAAGACAAGGTTAGAATTATCAACTATGCAGACTGCACTATCACTATGAAAGATGGTGAGATTGTAATAAATGTTGGAGCAGGAGTGTGTGATTTAAAGATTGTTCACAATAAAGTAACCATTGATGGTGCTTTAGTAGTGAATGGAAATATCTCCTGTTATACTCTTAATGCAGGAAATGTTAATGCCTTTGTTGGTGAAAACGGTGGAGGTGTTGTTCATGCAGATACAAGAGTTGAAGCACCTAATGTATAAAGGAGGAATCAGTTATGCCTACAAGTGGTTTTAGAGGTATCAGTTATCCTTTCAGAATTGGACCTCAAGGTGGTGTAGTAATGTCAACCACAAGTGCTACAGACCCAACACATATTGTGGAGAGTCTGAGACAAATATTTGGAACTCATTACTTGCAGAGAGTAATGGAAGCTGAAATTTATTCAGAACTTATCAATGTGGTATTTGAGCCGAATGATGAAACACTGCAAGCAATAGCGAAGACAAGAATTATGGACGCTATTGAAAGACTTGAGGATAGAGTAGAGTCCTCTGAGGATAATATTCAATTCACAGTAGAAACAACAGACAGAGGTAGCTTTCTCTTTGCTACCATAACTTTTAAAATTATCAAGTATGAGACTTGGTACACAGCAAAATTTGAGGTAGGTGAGGTAAATGAGTAGAAAACCAACACAAGGTATTGATTACACAAGTAGAGACTATGAAGCATACAGAACTCTTTTAATACAGGAGTTACAGAAACGTATGCCGGAGTACACTGATACAAGCCAGACTGACGCAGGTATTGTCATTATTGAGTGCCTTGCTAATGGTCTGGATATTTGTAGTTTATATAGTGATGTGATTGCAAATGACTGTTTCTTGCCTACCACACAAGACAGAAGAATTGCGGTGTTGTTAGCAAGACAGTTAAGGTATATTGCGAAGAACCAGACAGCCAGTGTTATCCAACAAGTATTTGTTTTAGGTAATGTAATGGACAGAGACATTATTATTCCTAAAGGTAGTGTTGTTCACACAGCCGAAAGTACTGATATGGTTATCGTTTATTTTGAGACTACAGATGACCTTATCATTCCTGCCGGAGAACTTGGTGATGAAAAGACAGAAGACGGTGAGTATAAGTATATGGTTACTGTACAGCAAGGAACTTCTGTTAATGAAGACCTTTTAGGTACTTCAAACGGTCAACCTTATCAGTCCTTTAAACTGAATTATCAAGAGGTGCTTACAGACTCTATTCAGTTGATGATTGATGAAGGTAATGGATTTGAGTTGTGGACTCAAGTGAACACCTTTATTGACAGTGACGAGACAAGCAAACACTACACTGTGACAGTGGACGAATTTGATAACTGCTATGTTGAGTTTGGTAGTGGTGCAAGAGGTAAAATTCCTGCTGTCTTTGACAATGGTATTATTGCTTCATACAGAACTGGTGGAGGAACTATTGGTAATGTGAAAGCAAACACTATCACTGAACTGTCAGAGAGTGTGGCTTATGTGGAGAAGACTTTTAACCCTTATCCACCTTTAGTACTCGGTCACGAAAAAGAAAGTATTGAGGAGATTAGAGAAAATGCTCCTGCCGTTTTTAGGACTCAAGACAGAGCAATCACAGCACAGGACTACGCAGACCTTTTAAGAATCAACTTTTATGAGGTGTTATCTGCTAAAGGTGTTCCAGATGAAACCACAAAACTGAAAATGAATGTGTTTTATCTTATGAGACAAGATTATGAAATGACGGAAGAACTTCTGGAAAAGATTGCAGTGTTCTTTGACTCAAGAATTATTCCGGGAACTTCTTATCAGTTTAAAGACCATGAGGAGTATGTGGTTAATCTTACTGCTAACCTTATCATTGATGATGACTATGACAAGGCTACTATCACAGATTATGTGGAAGACTATGTGAAGAATACTTTCTTTGCTTATGGAAACATGAAGTTTGACACTAAGTTTGCAAAGTCCGAATTGGAGAGTCAAGTGAGAGAAACTTTTGCCGGAGTTGAGTCCTTTAGAATAATCTCCCCGGATAGTGATATAATCTCCCCGGACAGTGAAAGTAAGATTATCACTTTAGGAACACTCACATTAAATGTAACAGGTGGTAAAGTGAAGGAGGTGTAGTATATGTCAAAAGTAATGGACAGCAAAACATTCAGTGGAAAATTATATAATACACTTCCTGTTATGTACCACAATGCTGACAGTATGGTTGACTATGCCCTCAAGAGATATTTACAGGTGTTATCTGATGGAGGATATTCCTTTGTAGTAGATGAATTGAATGGTATCTTAAATCTGAATGACCCAGAGAGAACTCCTTCCGAAGTGTTAGGTATTCTCTTTGAGCAGTATGGTTTACCTCTGTTCAATGGTATTCCAGAAGTATATCTGAGAAAGTTACTTCCTATCCTCGGAGACCTTTATGCCAGAAAAGGTGCTACTACAGTTATTGAATACCTTACTTCTATTATCTCTGATGTAAAAACGGACATTGTGATTAGTCCAGATTTTTTGAATGACTATCACATTGACCTTAAACTGGAAATGAACTACGACCAGACAGGTGCAAGAGATTTACCAGATAGAGAACAACTCCTTAGAATTATTAAGGAGTTTTTGCCATTCTTTATTGAGGTTACTATTGTCTTTGTGTATATGTTCTATGAATCAGCAAAACTTCAAGGAAGAGAAAGTTTTGAGGACTATGTTACAGAAGTGAGAAGTGAGCATAGCAGACTTCTTAGTGGTAATAAAGAAGGACTGTTCCCTACTCTCAATAACTTTGATTTAGGACTTAACAAAAGTATCTATCTGAATGAGTCCTATTACTATGATGTGGAGGTAGACTGGTTTAAAGACCACATTCTTACACACATTCTTGAGACTGGAACTCTTAACAGGAGCAAGTCTTGTGAGTACTACACTGGAACTTTAAACAATCCGGTAAAAGTGTTAAACCAGAGTGTTATTCTGAATGAGTGCATAGATTCTGATGAACTGGTTTCTACTGATATTGTAATTAAGCCACAGTTGGATAGAGTTAATCTCAAGCCTATAGAATTTGCAGAAAATACCATGACTGAAATTTTGGAGGAAGAGACTGGTGTTCCGTCTGTAGGTATTCCAGATGAATACAATGCCCGATTTAAGATAGGTGCTACATTCGGTACAGCAGTGTTTGGTAATGATGACTTCATTGTAGAAGTTGAAGAGTATATGGATAAAGTCACCTTTATTCAAAGTGATTCCGCAACACTTAAACATGACTCTTCCACAGGTCTCTTTAAGGGTGTTCTTAACAATTACACTATCCGAATGAATGATAACCTGTACACTAATGAGGGTATTGACACTGATGATGTGGTTGACAGAGTAGGTCTTAGTGATGTTGCTGAACTTGGTGCAACAGAGAAGAAGACACTGCACATGGTTCTCAATCCATTCAGTTATTATGCTACACTTAACACTGGTTTTCTTCTCAATAAAGACCTCATTACTAATGAGAGTCACACTGATATTGGTGAAGTAATTTGTGCGGAGAATTTTGAAGATGTTCCAGTGGACACATATTCAGACACAAAGACTTTCAGTTCCAGTGAGAAAGATGAAGAAATCATGGCATTTACTAATTTAGGTATCTGTGCTTTAAATCACATGATATTGAATAGTATTCCGGCTTATGATAAAATCATTGTAGGTGGAAAAGAAACAGTAGTGTACCCAACACAATACGGTTGTATATCAGCATAAAGGAGGTAAAGTAGATGGCTTATAAGAGAATAGTAACACAAGATGGTGTTACAGTAATGAATAAAGACCTGTATGATAATCTGCAAGATGGTATTGATGAATCTAAACAGGAAGTGAAAGACCTTGAGGACAGTGTAGAAGAGAGTTTTAAAGAAGTAGATAAAAATATAGGAGACGTACAGCAAGAAGTACAGAATGTCAAAAATGAAACTGGTGGTATAAAGTTTGATGGTGAAAGAGATATGATTATGATTAAGAATCCTTTCACTGGTGAGTGGATTGACTGGCAGAGTTCTGGCAAGATTATACTTCCTTCAACTATCACTATTACTACAAATACTCTAGGCGGTAAACAAGTCACTTGTTTAGTAGGAGGAAAAACTTATACAACAGAGTTCTCCATTATCAGTGGTACTCAAGGTGTTGCAGTGTTTACTGTGTATGAAGATGGTGAAGCAGTAATTACCTGTGAAAGTTATACTACTTCGGTCACTGTACAAGAAAAAGGTGGGGGAACATACACAGTAGAATTAGAGGAAGAAGTTTTATTGTGGGATGGTACATCTTTTCACAATGGTATGACTTGGTTGCCAAATGTTTCACCTAATAGTTTTAAGTATATAAATACGCTTGGAAACTTAGAAGGTAAAAGATTAAAATATGTGATTTCAAAGTCTGAGAAACTTTACATCGCTCTTCAAGTACACAAAGTTATAGATTCTTCTTTTGTTGGCACTGTATATTTGATGGGGAACTCCGTAGGTTCAACTTACTATCAATTTTCCGCAGGAACAGAGTATGAAGTCAACTTTGAAGATATTAAAAATAAAATAAGTTCCACTTTAGATTTTACAGATAAGTTTTTTACAATAAGTGCAGGTAACTCTAATGATTCTTCTATTCCGGTAGATTATTGTATTTCAAGACTTGCTATTCAATAAGTTACAGTTGCTAAAAGCAAGAAAAGATGGTATTCTTAATGGAAGAGTATCATCTTTTCAAACTCTAAAATATAAACAGGAGGTAATACAAAATGAAAGAAAACGCAAAAGTCTATCAAAAGGACTCTGAGAACCTTGTCTTGAACATGGGTAGTGAGTGTCTTTCTGATGTTCACATGACTGGTGAAATCATTGACACAATCCATTACAAAGACGGCAGAGTAGAGAAGAGAGTTGGACACAACCTTGTAGTCAACAATTTCTTGAAATTGGTAATGAGTCTTTTAAAGGGCGAAACTGGTTACAAGGGTATTCAATACTGGGCGGTTGGTAGTGGTGCTTCAAGTTGGGATAACAGTATGCCGAGTCCTTCCATTGATTCCACAAAACTGACTGCTGAGTTAGGAAGAGTGGCAATCACAGCAGGTGAGATTAAATTCCTCACACCAGAGTATGAGGTGTCCAGTGTTCCGACAAATATCATTCAGATTACACACACTTTCGGTCCGTCTGATTGTAATGGTGTGTGGAGAGAGTTTGGTATCTTTGGTGGTAATGCTACTGCTACAAAAAATTCCGGTCTGATGATTAACAAACGTCACCATGCAATTATCACTAAGACCGAGGAAATGACGATTGAGCGTGTAATGCGTTTCACTCTGAATTTAGTATAATTAAAGGAGGAAATATAGAATGGCAAGTTTTGATAAGTATTCAAGCTACAAAGACAATGCCGGGGTGTCTGGTGTTGTTTTTGGTGCTGAAAAGCCTATCCTTGAGGTAGAAATGAATGAGGTGCAGGAAGTTCAGAAGAGTATGCTCCGCAAAGCCATTAAGAATCTTATGGGTGATGGTATCACTGACCTCAGTAAGATTGTGTATGAAGGTGGAGCAGTGAAAGTAAAAGAGGGTTGTGCTTTAGCAGTTGATGGCTACATGATTGAAAGCACTGGACTCTCTCTTACAGCTTCAAGCGGAACTGTTTATCTTCAAGTGTGGGAAGAGACAGCTACTTACAGTGACACACTGAAAGAAGAGGGAAATCAGCAGGATAGTGCTACTGTAGCAAACTGGTTTAAAGACAATCGTTCTGACGCAGAGACTTCCAGACGTAAGGTTGTTAAATACAATCTGGCTTCTTCTATTGATAACAGTAAACATAATCTGGCTATTGCAAGTGTAGCTGATGGTGTTATGACAAGACTGTGTAAGGAGATTAGCTTTAGCAGTCTTTCCAGTCAAGTGATTGACCTTAGAGTACAGATGGGTACTTATGGTGATGGTGCTGCTCTGGGTGTTGAAGTAGACCTTGAGAATAACTCTGTTGTAAGAACTGGTGATAATCAGTACTGGTCTCCGGGAGCAGATTATGACAACTCTCCTATCTACGGTGGTAGAAAAAGATGTGTTGTAAAAGATGACGGAACGATTGTAGCTTTCTATGGAGAAGAGGGTTACACAGAGACAGGTGCTTTGACTGTAGCAGTAGGAGAAAATGCAATAGGCACTAAAGTACAGTGTATGGTTATGCAACCTGCTTTCTACTACAAGAGAATCCCTCTCAAACTTGAGAAACAGGTTGATGACACCTATCAAGTTAAAGGCTATCACATGACTAAGTGGGTTGACCTTATCAGTCCTGTAAGCAGAGATGGATTTAGTCTTCACCCGGCATTTAAGAAAGGTGACACAGAGATTGAGTACTATCTGATTGGAGAGAATGATGGCTGTCTTGAGAACTCAAGTGGCTATGATATGAATGACAACACTGTTACTCTTGGTTCTTCTCCTTACAGTGGTATTAAGATGGCTTCTATTGCAGGTGCTAAACCTGCCAGTGGTGCTTCTGCCGGAAACACTAAGAACAACAGTCTTACAAGAGACGCAGTAAGAAAAGTGTGTGCAAACAGAGGAGCAGGTTGGCAACAACTTGACTTCACTATTGCAAGTGCAGAGCAGATGTTATTTGTGGTAGAGTATTCTACTTTTAACATTCAAGCTATCACTACTTTCGGTAGTGGTGTTACAGATATGTCTTATGTAACTAATGTAAATGATTCCATTCCTAACCCAACTAACACAGCACTGGGTAATGGCAGTGGTAAGATTGAAGTTACTTATACACACTCCAATGGAACAGAATACACAAAGTATGTTCCTGTCTACAGAGGTGTTAAGAATCCTTTTGGTAACATTTGGAAGTTTGTTGATGGTTTCCTCAGAAAACATTCTACCGGAACTGATAAGAACGAAGCATTTTGGCAGGACGGAAGTAAAGCCTTTTCTGACGCTATTGCAGATTATATTGCCTGTGGATTTAGCTGTGCTACAGCAGGGGGTTATGTTAAAGCATTTGGTTATGATGAAAATTGTGACTGGTGTTATATGACCTCTTTAACAGGTGGAGACAGTAGCAAACCTGTAGGTGATTACTACTATGTCAACATGGGTACTAATAACCTCTATATTGCCCGATTGGGTGCGCATTGGTATAGTGGTGCGAATGCTGGGTTGTTCTTTTGGGGTCTGGATGATGTGGCTTCTAGTCGTGGTTGTAGTATCGGCGGCCGCTTGTGCAGAAAAGTGTAATCACTAAAAAATATTGAAGAAAGGAGAAGCTATTCTTCTTTACAAAACACTTTATAAAGGTTATAATGTAGTCGGTGAATGTAACGAAACACTACACCACCAAAACAGGTGAAGATTTGGGTTATAAGCGGTCAAGGCATTACACAGATATTCTCTTGCCACCAACAGTACACATGAAATACTTGGACACTCAGTAATATGGGTGTTCCAAGTATTTACCCTATTGGGTACGAATTGGAATAATGGTACGAATACTGAGTTGTTCTATTGGAATCTGAATAATGTGGCTTCTAATCGTAATTGTAATATCAGCGACCACTTCACGGCACTGTACTCAGTTTCGGAAGTGTTTACTTTTGAAATAAATTAAAATCCGTGTAACTTCTTTACCTTACCTCTCTAACGTGGGTTAGGTCATGTGTGTTAAATGACACAGTAATGATGGTAGAACATATAGTGTTTCACGACAACAATAAGTCTTGTTGGTAGCTGACGAAAGATTGTACACCTTTATTAAGCGTTTGAAGATTAGACTTTGGAGTACATGGAAAATGAAGCGTCACCTGTACCCTTTAGACCCTGTTACTGGGAAAGAAGATAGGACGCTTACAATATGGGAGAAGATTTGTTCCATAGAAAATTTGAGACTTGCACACAAAAATGCGAGTAAAGGTAAACATTGGTACAAAGAGGTTCGTGACTTTGACAAAGACCCAGAGAAGTACTTGAAACAGATACAGGATATGTTAGTGTCAAGGACTTACTCACCACTTCCTTATGAGAGATTCACAAGAAAAGAACGTGGTAAAGAGAGGGTTATATACAAGTCACGATACTTCCCAGAAAGAGTTATACAGTGGGCTGTCTTACAGGTTATATCTCCTATCCTCTTGAGACAACTTATCTATGACACATAC